AATCTTTCCATCCTTGCTGAGAAAATAAGCTAAACCTTTCCTCATAATACTTTTGTAGCTCTGGAGTCATTGTTTGACTTCTTCTTTTTTATCAATAGCGGTTTTCAGCATGTGAAAAAAGGCGTCTCTGCCAACCTGGAGCTGATCTACGTTGAACCGAGCAGAGGAGAGCTTCCTATCCAAGTCCGCTACGTGGTTAACCAGCACCTGCTGCTCTTGAGTCATTTCGTTAAAGTCGTACTCAACACCGTCGATGCTAATGGGGGTTTTTTCAGTTTTTCCCATTTTGTATCTCCTTACTTTTGGTTGATAGGCTGCGTCGTAATAATACGCAGGACTGCTACTCCGACAGAAATGACCAGCATCACCCACCCCGTGTTAGCAGGGCCGACTAGCTGAGACACAACTGCCTGAGACTGCTCCAGTATCCCACCCACAGCAATCAGGATGGCAAACCAGAGAGTTTTGGATTTAAGATATTGCATATTACAGTCCTGCGGCATCAAGCCGCGCTTTGAGTTCCGTGTTTTCTGCTATTAGTGCGTCAACCTTATGCGTTAATTGCGTAACAACTTCACCAACAATGTGCATCAAGTCGCTGTCGTAAACCACGAGACGCATTACAGGGTTCCCTTCTGCGTCGTCTCCCCACTTCGTGAGTTCTGTAAGTTCTTCGAACCCGTTTTTGTCTGCCACTGTTTTTACTAGCTGTGCGCCGTAACCGTTATTGAAGTCATCGTGCGATTGGTCTTTATACTTGAACCGACCCCAAGCATCGCGCATGTCCTTTACAAATTGCCACGAATTAGCTGAATATCCTGAGTCACTGTATGTGCTGAAATCCTTTTTTGTATCCAGATCAGAAAGGTTTACATCGTTTGATTGATAATTTGCGATTCCTCCGTTCGATCTTACCGACATCCTAAGCGTTGACGAATCTTCACAATAGACAAACGGGCTTCCTGTATTACTTGGAGCCGCCCCAGAATAATAAATACTCAACCCGTTAGGGGATGCATTTGTATTTTGGAGTCGCGACGTGTAATCCGCTGCCGTTTGTGTCACGCGAAGTAATCCAGCAGTCGCCCCCGACCCAACCAGCAAATTCCCACTCGCATCTATCGTCATTGCTTGGGTAAAAGATACGTTATTACCTGCCGTGCCAGCAGCGGAAATGTACCATTCATGTGTGCCACCACTCGTCTGCACGTATCTCATTGCAGGAAATGATGATGTGCTAATATATTTCCAATTACTACCATCGTAATACGCATTGGTAATGAAATGACCATTAGGACTAGCACTCGCAAATACACCACCGCTTGATCCATAAGCCTGCACGGCCTTTAGGCCTGACCACCAAGCACTCGGCGTAACACCCAAGCCGAGGTTGCCTGCGGAGTCGATACGAGCGCGTTCGGTTGCACCAGACAGAAACTTAATGCCTCCACCAGATTCGGCAGCTATAGACATGTAACCTGTGCCAGCGCTGTAGCTGATAGTACCGTAATAACTAGCATTAGAACCAAAAACAATGACATCACCGCGAATGTCTAATTTTGCAGATGCTCTGGTTGATGTCGCACCAATCAGCAAATTCCCACTGCTGTCAAAACGACCGCGTTCGGTGTTGTTAGTGAAGAAGTTCAGAATATTGTTAGTCGGGTCAAAGCCGATGGATTCGAAGAGAGACGCATCTGACGCAATATAGACGGCTGGGGCAAGGTGGCGCACAAAGAAAGGCGGCCCTTCACTCGCTTGAAGTCGCATGGAAAACGTATTTCCAGAGGTTACATCCAGCTTGTATATCGGCGTCATTCCGATACCGAAATTAGTTCCATCGAACTGAAGCGCCGTTCCGGTCGTCAGAACCTTGCTTCCGTCCAAGTAGGCGACGCCGTTCGCAGTGCCACCGCTCAGCGTAACCGTGCTGCTCGCTGCGAGTGTGGTGAATGCACCGGAAGCCGGTGTCGTCGCGCCAACGGTGCCATTAAGCGGGCCGGAGAATCCGGTATTTGCCGTGATCGTCGTTCCAGTGATGGCTGCGGGGGTATTGCCACCGATGATGCCATCGAGCGGACCAACAAACCCTGTGTTTGCTGTGATCGTGGTGCCGGTGATAGCGGCAGGTGTTACACCGCCAATTACAATGCCGTTGATTGTGCCGCCCGTTAGTGTCGCACCAGAACTTGCCAGCGTGTTCAGTGTCGCCGTGCTGCTGGCGGTCAGAGTCGTGAACGCGCCAGACTCCGGAGTCGTTGCTCCAACAGTTCCATTTAGAGGACCAGAAAAGCTATATCCGTTCGCATCTAAAATTCCGCCAAGTTGAGGACTTGTATCCTCAACAACATTCTGTAAAGCAGAGTCAGCCAATGCACCCTGAGCAGAAGTTGCAGCGCCTACATCGGAAGCCGTCAAGGTTACAGCTCCCGTATAACTGTTTACACTGGTTACAAGGTTTGTTTGATCTAACTTTTGCCAAACAGTACCGTTAAATAGCAGCCAATCTCCTACCTGCCAATCACTAACTCCGTCCAAATTAGTAGTTCCTGCAACAGAAACTATATAGTAATAACCATTAGTTCCAGTTCCAGAAGCAAGACTTGGGGTATTAGTCGATGCGTTCCACGTTCCTTGATAAGACAAACCACCAACAGCAAGACCCCAAGACAAACTTGTTCCATTGGTAGTTAAAAACTTGCCAGCGTTACCTGTTTGACTTGGAATTAAAGAGTCAATTTGCGACTGAAGGCTTGCAAGAGTATCAATAACCTCTTGAGACGTACCGCCGCCATTTGTGATTACTTTAATCTTCTCCGCAATATCAGGAGCAACAACTTCTCCAACATTGATTTCTTTTCCAGTAGACAGATGAATAATCAAGCTACCATCAAAATCAATATGAGCATCTACTACAGAAACACCATCTTGACCATCAACACCATCTAAACCAGGACGACCATCCTTACCGTCTTTACCTGCTTTCCCATCTTTGCCAGGCTTACCATCTTTACCATCACGGCCATCTTTACCATTAATACCGTCTTTACCGTCTTTGATGCTAATAATGCGTTTTTCTAATTGAGAACCAATATCATCATACTTCTCAACTATGTCTTGCTCAATTTTTTTCAGAGCTTGAACGATAAGCTGCGCGTTTTCTGCAACCTTTTTACGCTGCATTTCACGCACTTCTGAAACAGAATTGTTTATCGCGCCAAATACATTATCAGCAACACTATCAATGGAGTTGGTTTCTAAGATTTTATTTATTTCCATTTAACGCTCCAGAAAGTTGCTTGATAAACTCATCTTCCATTTCAATTACACTGTCTTTTGCTTTTGACATTTGTAATTCAACAATTTTAGATTTGTTTTTAATATCTGCTTCTTTTAGCATTAATTCTGCTACTTTTACGCGCTTATCAAACTCTTTTGACGCAAGATCATCAGATGTCGGTAAGTTCTTCGTAACAGCAGACAGTGTTTTGGCTTCAATTTCCTTAGGCATGAGTTGAGCTTCAACGGCAAGTTTTGTTGCCTCTGCCCGATTCTGCTCTGCTTGGGTTGTATTAACAGCAATCTGTGCTTGAGCGGCTTGTAGAGCAAGCTGTTCTTTAGCCATCTGAAGTTGTTGCATCTCAGGATTTGGCTGAGACATCTTATCCAGCATGTCAATAAGCTCGTACCGATTAGACAGACTAGAGTTAGCAAGAACTCCTTTAAGAATAACAGGAAGAACTGGAGTGTTAGGCCCAAGCGTCTGTAAAAGAGAGATAAACTGTTGTTGTTCGTATTCCCTTGCGATAATCCCAAGAGTCGCGGTAGGAATGAACTTCATGTCTACAGAAGGATACCGTTCAGGGTCAAACTGCATGTAACGGTATGCTGCTTTCTTGATAAACGGAATCAAGAAATCTTCTTGGAAGTTTACTAGCGTCCGCTTGTATTTCTTGATGATAGTAGCAACAGCAAGAGACATATTCCCATCTCTTGATGCTTGAGAAACCATCCCCTGAGAATCCAAAGTACCAGTTGCTTGCAAAAGCATACGCTCAAAGTCTTTTGCAGTATTCAGACTGTTGGGGTCTGTATTGCCAAACTTGAACGGGTACAGAATCTCACCTGGGGCGCCATTGGTTAAAATAGCTTTGCCAGGCTTTACCTCAAACTTCATGCCCCTCGGAAGGCGCGTTGCGTCCATCGCAATCATCGGAGAGGTCGTTAATGCTAACGAATCAAGATGGCTACGAACTTGTGCATCAATAGCCTTCTGCATGTTGTATGCTTTTTCAATCGTTCCTCGACCAAGCAAACGATTAGGTACAGTATCGTCTTGATAAGCAATAACAGGACGATCTTTCATCATGTACGGAGATTGTTCTGCTTTTAATAACACTCCGTCATTTGCGATAACAATGATCGCTTCTACAAGATTCTCGTATTCGTCTTGAATCGAGTCTTCAGGGAATAAATCTACTTCTTCTTCGTTGCTGGTTAAGAGTTCTTTGGGAACTAAACCGTAGTACGTTAAGAGTTTAACCTTATCATCTCGATACTGAACTAACTCTTGAGTCGGTTCTAATCGCGTATCTTCAGGCGCAGTGCCAATATCTACTTTTTTGTAGAATCCTTCTTCTTGGCCTTTGACTACTTTGTGGATAGATACGTACTTTTCAATCGCAACGCCTAAGCAGTCGTCAATTGAAGTCCCATTGGGGTCGAAAAGAAAGTTTTTAGGATTGACAGGTACGATACGAACAGAAACCCGATCTTTTTCTACTACACCAATGGCTGCTTGCTGTTGACCAGGGATGGGTTGGGTGGAAGGTTCAAAGATTTTATCCGTTGTTACAATAATCTCACCGATACCCGTACCGTAAATCTCAGCCATTAACTCAATCTGGTCAATAGACTTACGGATTTTGTCTAGCTTGAAGTCTTCCATGAGTTGAGACTTGATAAGCTCAACATCAATCGGGTTTTGATTTACATCTCGAAGGTCGTCTTTGATGTCAAAGAAATCTCCTTGACCAAAGATTGCCTCCATAATCTCAGCATGACGGGTTTCGACTGCTTGTTGGGCAGCAGGAGTGACTAATCGGCTCCTCTCTGACTCCCTAGTTCTGTCTTCTACAGTCCACTCACCACGGAAAATGCGCTCGTATTCTTCCCAAAGCGTTAAATAGTTTGAATTTCGATAATCTCGCCACTTATCACAGTGATTTACAACAAACTCGACTAACTCACGATCTTCGTTAGTAGGTTCTTCAAAGTTTTCCATAATTAGACACCCGAAATAACATCAATAGGTTGCCACTCATCTGTAGATTCGTCTTCAAAGTAAGAAGTGACCGCTAATTGATCCATATACGATAAAGCATCAGGTAAGTCGTCGTGTACACCCTTCGATGGAAACATTAAAAGCTGGTCTACAAACTCATCAAAGTCTTCTTCTTCGTTTAAAACAATCTTTCCGTGCTCAAATCGTCCTTGTAACGCCCAAATAACCCTGTCAGTCTTCTTTTTATTGCCGTGAGTTAAGTCTTCAATATGACAGTAAACGTTATATTTCCTCATCAAATCGCTTAAATACGGCAAAACTGCGTTCTTTAACGCGCCTCTTTCTATGCCTACATTTATAGGCTTATAGTCTCTCACACACTTCAAAATGTTGAAAGCCGTTTCTTTAATATCCCATCTTCCATGTTCTATCTTTTTAACAAACCAAACACCGTCTTCAGTTACTTTAACGACAGCTATGGCAGTTTCGTCTAACTTCTTATTACTTCCAGAAGATTTAGCTACATCCTCAAATCCAGCCAAATCACAAGTCACGTAGTAACTTCCAAAATCAGGCTCTTTACCGTACTTTATCCAGTTCTCTTTAAATATATCGCTTCCAGCGTTATCAAAAGATGCCATGTACTCCTGTTTAAACGCAAAAGAACTTAATGTTTTCTTTGCCGCTTCAATCTCTTGCGGGTCTATTAAAGGATTGTCTTTGGTAGTAAAGTGCCAAGACTTCCATTCTTCGTCTTTCCCACTTTGGCCTAAGTTAAACAAATCATAAAACCAATTCCTGCCCTTAGGAGTACCAATAAATATCGCCCTACCTCTTTTATCACTTAAAGAAGCCCTTATAACCTGCTCCCAAGCCTCAGGCTTAATATCAGCAACCTCGTCTAATACAGCGTACGTTAAAGAAACTCCCCTTAAAGTATCCGGTCTGTCAGCACCACGAACGTAAATCATCGCCCCGTTTATTAAAGTAATGTCCATATTGTTAATATGGCTACCTTGAATAACCTCCCTGCCGATCTCAAGCAAAACATTCCAGATAATCTGTCTGGCTTGGCCGTTAGTAGGCGCTACGTATAAAACCGCACTCCCAGACGGACACCTTAATCCTTCAATCAATAAAGTAGTCGCAGCTAAACGAGACTTACCACACCTCCTGCCAGCAGCAATTACCTTAAACCTAGTCTTGTCCTGAAAGACCTCTTTTTGCCACGGTAAAAGACTAAAGTTTAGATCAGCCATTATTCACACCCAATCTTCTCACCCTCTATGATTTGCGGAGAATCAATCCCCGTGATGTTTATCGTGACAGCACTCCTCTGACCCTTCTCCTTCTCAAACAAGCTAACAGGGAGTAATCTATCCATACATAGCTTAATCATCGCTCCTTGATGAGGGTGTTCATCGTTCATAGCTATCTCTAAAGCCTTCTCTACTACATCCTTCCCCCTAGAACTAATCAATAAACCTTTTAGTTCTTTTAATTTATCTCCCTCAGTCTTTAACAAATTAGGATTGTCCGCAACCCTCTGTAAAGTCATCTTCACAGAACCCTTAGGACGACCACGCTTCTTTACCTCACTCATAATCATCCACAGAATCCTTAATAGACATACCTAAATCCCCATACTCATCATTCGTTATGCCTAAATAGCCACGTACGTTGTCTAAAAGCCTTAACTGATCGTCCCTGTATAACTCCTCAGGCTTATCCCATTGCTCAAATGTATAACCACGAAAGTATCCAGGTAATCCAGTAGACTCTAACCATCTGCTAAAGGGTCGTCGCTCTCCATACATTTTAATAGAATCATTGTATTGCCTCTGAAGTCTATTTAATTGACCATCATCCAATGAATTAATAAAAGCCTGATAACTCCTTCGCAGAAACGGGTCTTCGTAAACACCCCAATGACTTACGTAATCACCCAAAACATCTATAGGCCGAGTATCTTTACTCAAAACCTCAATCCCAACTTTACCCATCGGCAAAGACTTGGGTCGCGGGAACTCTTTGCTACCAGGCTCATCAGGAGCATAAAACTCTACATATCCCCTGTTATCCGCAGGAGCATAAGAAAACTCTATGTTTTTGTCCTTCAAATAAGGATACAACATCATCACATCATTAAAGTCCATAAACTCTCCTTTTTTGCAAAAGGATACAGAGTTAAATGATTTCTGAAAATGGCTTTTTTTGTGGGGCGGGGGTACCTGAAATTTTTTCTTAGGACGACCACCCCTCCCCCCCCCTATGTTAGTGACCACTCACTAACCATATCTCCGCCTCGCCGCCAGGTTAGTGACCACTTACTAACCTACTCGCCCAGGTTAGTGACCACCAACAACTGTATATCCATACAGTCATGCGCCGACGGTCAACGATAAATAAATTTTATTCCATCATCGAAACATTTGATTAAACTATTTATCTGAAATATGGTTTAATACTCACACGCGTCGGACGTTTTCCGGCAGTTAACTGAGGCGATACCATGAACAAGAACGAAACCCGCGAAGTCAACAAACTTCAGCAATACCAGGCGATGGGCGCAGATGTCGGGATGCTGGCACGTAGCCTGTCCGCTCTGATCCGCTCCGCCCGCACCAACAAGTCACGCGATGCTCTCATGTCATACGTGACGATGTTCGGTGTCTCGGGTCATCCTGATTTCATTATTTAACTGTTCAAACCCGCGCCGGACGGTGTCCGGCAATTACTTAACGGAGGCGACACCATGATTATTTCATCCTTTTACCGTTACGGCAGTGACGGATGGGTAAATTTGTTCGAGCGCGACGGTAAGTTTGTCGTGCAATGGGAGGGAACTCCCTCGTATGACAGCGGCTACGCCGCGCAAGAATTCGACACGCTTGCGGAAGCGCAGACGTGGTTTGACGAGGAGTTAGCCGTAGAAAATATGCGACACGCCGGACGGTATCCGGCAATTTCGTTTACCTAACGAAAGGGAAACCATGAATAAAGCCGAAGCATCGATCATCACCGGCGGTATCACGCATACCTCTAAAATGCCGTGTCCGTCGTATTCTCTGCCGACAGTCGCATGTAATACCGGTTTCCGCATGGCGCAGATTGCGGGCAGTATCTGTGCATCATGCTACGCGAACAAGGGAAACTACAAAAAATATCAGAACAATATCGAACCGGCGCAGCACGCGCGCCTGGAATCGATAAACCTTGCGATCGAATCCGCAGAGTATCGGCAGCAATGGCTGTCAGCTATGCAGGTATTGATCGGCAACAACAAGTATTTTCGGTTTCACGATTCCGGCGATCTGCAGTCTGTAGAGCATTTAGAGTTATACGCTGACCTAGCCCGCGCAATGCCTGATTGCCGGTTTTGGCTTCCGACACGCGAGTACGGCATGGTCTCAGCATTCCATGCAATGCATGACATACCGAAAAACCTGACGATCCGGCTGTCGGCCATGTTCACCGATAAGCCGGTCAAGATTCCGGCCAATCTCTCGGGCGTGAAAGGTATCACAGCATCCAACGTACACAGCAAAACGGGCACAGTTTCCGGCGCCGAATGCCCAGCATACAAACAGGGCGGGCAATGCCGTGATTGTCGCGCTTGCTGGACCGATACCGCAGTTTCGTATCCTCTTCACTGAAAGGTAGACAATCATGATCATTTTCGACTATGCCAGCAAAAAGGATTTGAAGGCATCCATCGGCAAACCATTGCGATACATCGAAACTTCATTTTTCGGGCCGGAATACAAAGCCGACGGTATGCTGACCGGCGCAAATCGACCGCAAATTACCGGCAAGGGGCGCGAATTCTTCGCAAATGTAACAATGGAAAACGGACTAATCAAAGGGGTTAAATAATGTTTACAAGACTTGAGCCGATTTTAAAATCTGGCGGGCTGTGGTATGTCGCTATCGTGTCCGGCAGTCGTAAAAAGGGTACCCGCACGGCAATACCGGTTAGCGAACCCGTTTACACGCTTGCACAGGCGCAAACATTCTGCAGCAATAACAGGGTTTCGGACTTCACAAAAAGCGGGGCCGCGCATGGATAACCTTTTATGGACGTTGACGGGCATGGCCTGCGGCCTGATTCTCGCCTATCTGCTCGTGCTGTTTATATGATAAAAATCATTCTGGCACTGGCGGCGCTTATAGTGATAATTTTCCGACAGTAGGCAAAAGGGGATTCGTCCCCTTTTTTTTGGCCTGAATGTTAGTAAGCACTAACGTTAGTAGTCACTCACTATATGGGAAGGCTGACGTGCCTGCGCCCCCTCTTTCTACTTAACCTTTTCCGCTTCCCTTCGATTGTTTATCCTTCTATTAGAAGGCTTACAGTCTATTGTCTCTCTCTACTGGATATCATCCTCGGTTCGCACTATTTCATGCGTTTATAGGCGATTCTGGGCAATCCTCAGCTGCATTGAACCATTCCCTACATTTATAACTTTTGTCAGCCTTAAACCTTTTGCCCAATTGTATAAAATTTTCATCAGATGAAATGCTTACGTTTAATGCTTCTCTAGGCATCCAATACCGGAAACCCTTTTTATAGAAATACGCATAAAACGATAAGACTTCATGATACCCCCTAATGATCGAACCATTCCCGGCCAGTAGCAGGATTCGGCGGTCAACGTCGTTTAAGGTACGTTTTAACCATTTAGCGTTTTTTTTAGGCGGTCTGCCCATTATCCTGGACTACTATTAAAGAGTAGATAAAATGTTGTTTCGGGCCTTTTCCTGCGTTTTGTTTCTCGACTTTTTCTTTTTTAATCTTATTTTTTTTGATTAAATGCCAAAGTAATACGTGGATATTGTCTATTCCGGTCTGCTGCTGAATCTGTTTCGCAGTAAATTGACCCTGTTGTAATACGTTTAAGATACGCTCAATTTTGCCCATGTTTTTCCTTTAGCTTGTACTTCGTTACAGTTGTATATCCTGACCTTGTATGAACTTTAATGTCCTCTGTATCGAACTCGTGCCCTTCTTTCTTTAGGTCATAAATCCGGCTCGCAAGCCTTGTTACACCCAATTCTTTAATCGCCTCCAGAGAGGTAATGCAATTGAATTGTTTCATATAATCCAATACTAAATCATTCTGGCTCATGGCTTACTCCGTTTAGTTTAGAGACTACTTTGTTGTGAGTGTCATCGTCTTGCTTTGATACATAACCTTCAATATCTCCGTGAACTAGCTTGAAACTTATATAAGGATGATCGCACTTGTTTTCTTTAATCATCTTTGATTGAAACTCTTTAGTGCAATCAGTACAGAACCAAGTTGAATACGGCGGTAGTGAAGCATTAGCTAGTTTTCTCCACTCCCAGAACTCATCATAATTTGTACAGTTTGGAATCCGTTTAACGTGATACTGCAAAAGGTGTCGTCTCATTTAAGTTTATACCTGTCACGACAAGGCGCACATACGTCGTTAATCAACCTTCCCGACCATTCACCACATAAATCACATTCGCCAGGCTCGCCTTTTTGAAGTTTCGCAGCCTTTCTGATTCTTTTTACTTCAGCGTCAGTCATGGCGTCCTGATGCTCATTAGCTCGATCAATCTCGTCGGACATCTAATGCCTCTGTCTTTTCCTGAAAATGTTTAATTAAATCTTCCAGCTCAGTCCGCGTAAACTTTCTTGTTTGATACTTTAACTGCATCAATTCTAGTAAAGTGTCTTTTCCGTATAAACGAAGGATGTACAAACTCATATCATCCTGCCGACCACCCATAAAATGATTACACCTAGTACATTGAGGATGTACGTTCCTCTCGTCCCATCTGGTTGACATGTGTTGACGTTTAATAAAGTGTCCAGCGTCAATATCTTTGTAGTACTTGTAAGAACCACAAGTCACGCACTGAGTAGTACCACCTTCGTCCGAGTCTCTTAGTCTGATGTACAGAGAAAAAACTCTGTCCAGCTTCTTCCATAAAGTCTTTAAAGGTACTAACTTTTTACGCATAAAACTTTAACACAGTTTCAAACGCATCAATAAACTTTTTAATTGTTTTTTTATCTTTAGTAAGATCGTGCTCAAAGATTTTGACCTTACCTTTTTCGTAATACCTTAAATCTTCCAGACTTTGCTTGAGACCCATTAAAGTAATGTCATCAATCAAGTCTCCACTTAACTTTACCTGAAGGCAGTTATCTTTTCCCTTCTTTGACATCTTTGGTGACATGAGCAATGCGGCTTCTCTTTCCATGAGTCAAAAGCTCCCCATTTCTTCGTTAAAGTATCTACCAGTGCTTTCCTGTAAACCTTACATGGTTCAGTCAGGATAAACCTTGTTTTGCAGTGTTCGCAATTAAAGTCATACACTGAACTGTTTAGCTTACAGTCTATCATCAGTTAAATTTTAACGAATGTCAATAGGGTGGTGCAGAGTCACCACCGGAGGGATATTGTGGCCTCTGCTGCCGGTGTTTTTTTGCGTACCATGACGCAAGAATCAGCCACTACCGGCTTGGCTTTATCATTATACTAAACCTTTAAACAATAAGACCACTACCGAAACCAAATTCGGTGAACTAAGCCAGGTGTCGTATCCCGTAACAACGTTCTGACCGCTGGCCTAGACCAGTTGGGTCGGGCATAGCAGGTGTCTCCCCTCGCTCCGCAGCTACTTCTCCTGCGGCCTCTGCCCCGACTAGGACTTCTTACTTACGCCCTGTCCCTTTGCGCGGCCATGAAAAAACCCCTTACGGCTGGGTTAAGGTCGTGGCTGGGAGAAGCGCAAGCACCAGAAAGTCGCTTTCCCGACCAAAACCCATGCGTAAAGGGTCTGCTGGTGCTCACGCTCCGCCACAGAGCGACCTTTTTCAAGGCAGAGAAATCATATCTAAATTGACAACATGACACAATCTATTTTTCAACTTTTTTATAAGCCATTGAATTTTAATGATAAATAATTGTTGACATGAATACTTTAACGCCTTAATATCACTCCACGGTCGAAGCCT